CTGGGAGTTACACTTTTAGCAGGTACGAAGCTCGTAAGAACTTCTTTGAAGACGAGGATTCTGATGAGTTCATCTCTCAGATGATTGAAGATGGTTTCTCTACTGCTGAAGAAGTAGGCAAAGCTATCTCAGAGTCTAACTGGGAGTGGATTGATGTGTCAATCCGGTGTTGGATGCTATGCGATTGTCTTACTGAGATTCTTGACGAGATGTTTGGGGACTGAGATAGACAGACAGGGGACGGACTCCGTCCCTTGTAGTCTGTCCCAGACGGACAGAAGAAAGAGAGGATGTGCTATGAAAGTCATTACCTGCAGAGATGAGAACGTGTACCCCTTCCGTCTGAAGAAGTATGGACGAGTCAAGCGTATATTCTGGGATAAGAATGGACGAGCGTATTACCGGAGAGGTAACATGAGGACATATCTGGACACAGTAGAGAATCTCAGTTACCCGTATTTCTATGAGGACGAGTCTGGGAAGTACCAGTATATATCTGGTTGGGAGTATATAGGAGCATACAGTCCCCTGTACGTGGAGATTCTGGATGATGGAGAGTCTGTCCAGTTATGGGAAGAGGTCTGAGATAGACAGACAGGGGACGGACTCCGTCCCTTGTAGTCTGTCCCAGATGGACAGAAGAAAGAGAGGATATACCATGAAAATCTACCAGTCTCCCTACTTTGACCATTCAGATGGTCTGGACATTATGATTATGGATGACCCCTCAGAAGATGGATGGGAAGTGTATTACCGGATGGCAGGATACCCATATATCTTTGCTTTCGGACTCCCAAAGAAACACACCATGTCAATGTTTACTGTTATTAGTCTGGCAAAAGCAAATGCCAGTGAATACGTGGAGGTGTTATTCCATTGAGTAAGAATGGTGCATATCAATTTTACCGGAGCAGAATTGAGTCTGCTCCCAACTATGGTTTCCGGTCTGGACATGAAATTTTGAAAGTAGTGTGCAGGACTGCCTACCATGACTCATGGTTGACCACAGACGAATTTAGTAGTATTATTAACTTGTGCGAACAAGCACATATCAAAATGATGGAGGATAATTACAATGCAGGATGGAATGAGTAAGACCCGTAAGGGAGACAGAGAGATTATCTCTGTCTCCCTCCCTCTGGAACTGTATGACAAAATGCAGGAAGTGTGTGAGCATTTCAACATGAATCGCAGTTCTATGATTGCTTCTGCGATTGCGAACTATCTGGAAAATCTAGGGGTTCGGGTAGGTGAACGCTGATGCCAAGAGTTACCGAGCCAAGTTTTCAATTCTGGTTTGATGAGAAATGGTATACCACCGAGGGTGCTAAAACCATGGCTAGAACCGGAACAAAAGACGATCTGGCTACCATGAGAGCAGAGTACACTAGAATGAGAGATGTAGCACAGAAACGGATTAAGAGACTGGAGAAGCAGTTTCCAGAAAGTAAAGCGTATTTAAGACACCAGAAGGGTTTCGCAAAATTAAGAGAACTAGACCCCAGAGATTTTCCAAAGGCATTTTCAGAACTGGCAAAATTTGTTAAAGCAAAGGCTAGTACGGTATCCGGTCAAAAAGCAATTAAGGCAAAAACGATTAAAACATGGCAGGAACAAGGAATTGACCTCAATCCTAAGAATTATGACATGGCTATCAAAATCCTTGAAGAACTGCGACATCAGAAACTCATCTATGGATCAGATAAGGTAAGGGAACTGGCAGATGTTATGTTACATCTCGATGATAGTAAAATTAATCAGTGGTTAGACAATCTGGATTCTTTGATTAGACACACTGACCAGTTACAGATGATACCTATTACGGAACTGAATGGTTATTCAATGGATGAGGTTCTAGAATTGTTAGGAGAGTAAAATGGTTGTAAAGTGTGCGGATTTTCAACCAGAAACCTATTTCAAGACAGTTTCAAAACTTAAAAACCGGAAGGGCAATCCTGCAGGAAAGAAAAGACACTATATGGCAGTTACCACCGCATTTGACATTGAGACCACTCTGCTCGATGATATCGAGCAGAGTGTCATGTACATTTGGCAGTGGCAGTTTGGAGAAGATTGTACAGTCATAGGCAGGACATGGGATGAGTTTTTGAATTTACAGAAACGAATTAAGGATATCTTACCTGCTGACACATGGCTAGTTGTTTATGTTCATAATCTGTCATATGAGTTTCAATTCCTAAAGGGTGTTTACCAGTTCACTCCAGACGATATTTTTGCAGTAGCATCTAGGAAACTTCTAAAGTGTGATATGTGGGGTGTATTTGAGTTTCGGTGTTCATACAAACTCACAAATATGAGTTTAAAACAGTTCACTAGCAAAATGAATGTGAAGCACCAGAAGTTGTCCGGTGACGATTTCAACTATTCTGTAAAGCGTTTCCCTTGGACACCTCTCAGTGATGAAGAACTTGAATACTGTGTAAATGATGTTCTGGGTCTGGTGGAAGCAGTAAATGCGTTAATGGCCAGAGATGGTGATACCCTCCAGACTATACCGCTAACCTCTACTGGTTATGTACGGAGAAACGCTAAACGTGCTATGCGAGAGGGTATTCATCATAATTTTGTTTATTCCATTCTTCCAGATTATGAGACATATAAAGCACTCCGAGAAGCATTTAGAGGTGGCAACACTCACGCAAATAGGTATTATGCAGGTGACATTATAGAAAATGTTCATAGTGCAGATCGTTCATCTAGTTATCCTGCAGTCATGTGTAATTGTGAATTTCCTATGACAGAGTTTATACCCATTTTGCGGTCTGATTTGAATCTGGAATATATTGTCAGATGTATGACTGTCAGACATAAAGCATTGCTATTGAGAATTGGTATTGGCAATTTGAAACTAAGAGACAGGTTCTGGGGTTGCCCTTATCTCAGTAAAGACAAATGCAGGAATATTAGAAAAGCCATAGATACAGAGGATAATGGTAGGATACTTGAAGCAGAGTATCTTGAAACCACTATTACCGATATTGATTTGAAAATTATTCTGGAAGAATATGAGGGCAGAATAACATTTCTACAGGGATGGTATTCATCATATAAAAAACTTCCTCAGTCTCTTATCAATGAAGTTATCATGTACTATAAAGATAAAACTGAATTGAAGGGTGTTAAGGGGCAGGAAATCTATTATGATAAGGCAAAAGCATTGTTAAACTCTCTCTATGGAATGATGGCACAAGACCCCGTCAAACATTCTCCGATATTCTGTCAAGAGGGAGACTGGGAACTGGATCAGATATCAGATGAGGAAATTCTAGGCAAAAGCAATTCTAGAGCATTTCTGGCATACCAGTGGGGTGTGTGGGTGACTGCCCATAGCAGAAACGCATTGGAAAGAGGGATCAGACTTGTTCACGAGACTGAAAACGCTGATTTTATCTACTGTGATACTGACAGTGTTAAGTATATTGGCACTGTTGACTGGTCTAATTATAATGCTGATAGGATTAATGAATGTATTGAGAGTGGTTCAATGGCTACTGACCCTAGTGGTGTAACTCATTACATGGGTGTATTTGAAACTGAGGACTTGAAAGACACTGGTTATGCGTATCGCTATTTCAAAACACTGGGAGCGAAAAAGTATGCTTATGTTGAAAGAGAGGGAGAGGGTGTCCACTGCACTATAGCAGGTGTTAATAAGAAACTGGGTGGAAAGGAACTGGATGAGAATGGTGGACTCAGTGCCTTTGAAGAAGGATTTGTCTTTCGTAAAGCAGGTGGTACACAGGCAGTTTACAATGATAATCCTGTTATAAAGGAAATAAATATAGAGGGGCACACTCTACCAATAACTTCCAATGTTGCTATTCTTCCCTCTGAGTATACACTGGGAATTACCGGAGAGTATGAGAGAATCATAAAATATTCCAAATCATATCTTTACAACCCGTATGTTATTTGATATAATAATTATAACAAGGGCGAGCGTGGACACTAAAACGTGCGTGGACTATGCCAAGACCCCTTGAAATACCGAGAACGAACCGACAATACGAACACATGAAGGGAGCACAAACATGGAACTCATCAAAATGACCTCTGGACTCACCTCTGCTGACCTGTACGCACTGACCAAAGGGAACAACGTTCGCAAGATGGCAGACGCCAAGGGTGAAGTACTGAACATTGCCAAGTTTGTTCTGTATAAGGATACAGATACCAAGGGCGATGAAATGATGGTGCTTGCCGTTGAGACTGTCGAGGGTGCGAAATACGCTACCAATAGCAAGACTTTCATCCGTAACTTCTGCGATATTCTGGCAATTTATGAAGCAGGTAACGAGATTATCCCCTCTCATTTTGTGGTGGGGTCTGGTCGGAGTAAAAGCAACCGTGAATATCTGACCTGCGATATTGCTGAATGAAAATCTATGACTCAAACGGGTATGTAAATGTTAGAGGGATACTCAATGAAGGGTATCCCTTTAACTTTCTTGTAGGTGGGCGAGGAACTGGGAAAACCTACACCACTCTAAAGGTTGCTAGAGAGGATAGGAAGACTTTCATGTTAATGAGACGAACCCAGAGCCAAGCAGACCTTATCAGTAAACCCGAATTTTCAGTGTTCAAACCGCTGAATAATGATTTGGGATGGAATATACAGGTAAAATCAATCAGTAAGTACAATTCAATGTTCTATGAACCTCAATCAGATGATGGAAATTTACCGCATCCCATTGGTTATACTTGTGCGTTATCCACTCTTTCAAATATGAGGGGATTTGATGCGTCTGATATCCAACTATTAATATATGATGAGTTTATTCCAGAGAAACATGAGAGACTCTTGAAAAACGAAGCAGACGCATTGTTTAATGCCTATGAAACCATGAACAGAAACAGGGAACTAAAAGGTGTAGCACCCATTCAGATGGTGTGTCTTGCTAATGCTAATGATATAACAAATCCAGTATTTGAGAGTTTAAAACTAATAAGAATTGCTGACAAAATGCAAAAGGGGAACGCTGACAGGTGGACTGATGAAAACAGAGGTATACAGTTAATCATGCTTCATAGATCACCCATCAGCAAATTAAAATCCAATACTGTTCTGTATAATCTCACAGAGGGATCAGAATTTTCTAACATGGCACTGGATAATGATTTTAATGTAGACAGGCAACACATTAAACCGAGACCACTGTCAGAGTATATGCCAATATGTACTATCGGTGAACTATGCCTGTACAGGCACAAGTCCGATAATCGGATGTATGCTACAACTCATTTATCTGGGGTGTTTAATCGTAAATACACCTTATCAGAATCTGACAGACTGCAATACCAGAGATTATATAGGGTTCATTGGGATATGTACATTTCCAGAAAAATAGATTTTGAGGATGTGTTATCTGAAAAACTGTTTATTAAATACTGGGACTCCCCTTGATTGTTTCACGTGAAACAATTATAATAAATTTGGTGGATATCCTGCCCAGTGCAAACCCCAGAAGGGTGGGCATGACACCGCACAGTCACAAAGGATATCCACCGATTTTATTTATAGGAGTTGTTGCGTATGCAGGATATTATCACAGTGATTCAGACAGTAGGGTTTCCTATTGCGTGTGCGGTTGCCATGTTTTTAATGCTGAACCAAGAGCAGAAATCTCATAGGGAAGAAACTGCAGAACTGACCAAAACCATTAACGATTTAAAATCATCCTTTGCAGAAGCAATAAATACCCAGAGGGCAGACATGGTTAGTGCCATCAATAATAACACACTGGTTATCCAAAAACTGCTTGATAGGATTGATGAGAATGATAACAGGAATTGAAATAGCAAAATGTGCTTTACTTACAACATGGGACAGATTCACTTATTCTCACCTAGACTGTCAAGCGTTTGTAGAAGCAGTTCTAAAAGAGGTTGGAGTCCGTAAACCGGATGGTTCTGTGTTTAATTGGAAGGGTTCAAACTCCATGTATAGAAACTATTATTATTGGAGAGGGACTGTCCAAGATTGCATTAAGCGTTATGGATCAATTCCACTGGGTGCGTTTGTTTATATCCGTAAAGACACCGGAGACAATTATAATGATGGTCTGGGGAATTTTTCCCATGTAGGTCTGTATGTAGGCAATGACAAAGTACGTGACAGTACTAGGTCAACTAAAACCGGACGGGATGGAGTTGGAACACGAAGTGTAAAAGACTTCACTCATGCTAGTCTGTTATCTGGGATTGATTACTCTAACAAAACCGCAGACACCACTCTTGATATTTTTAAAATATTGGATAAAATAGAAAATGATATCAGAGATATCAGAAAATTATTGGAGGGGAAACAATGAACATCGAGCAGGTCGCTAAACTTCTGGAAGCAGGATTCACAAAAGACGAGATTATGAACATGACTAAACCGGAAGCAAAACCCGAACAGACACCGGAACAGACACCGGAACAGACACCGGAGCAGACACCGGAACAGACACCGGAGCAGACACCGGATGTAAAACCACCCACCGATGACCCTATTGGAGTTATGCCACATCCAGAACTTGAGAAGTTGAATGACTCCATTGAGAAACTAATTCGCACTATTCATGCGAGCAACCTACAGAACAATTTCACCGATAAAAGTCGGGAAGTTGATATAAATAAAGAGGTGGACAGGATCATGTCCACTATAATTCGACCGGAAAAGAAAGGAGAATGACCATGTCCGTCAATACCCTCAACTTTGAACAGGTCAGCACTGTTCTAACCTCAATCGTTCAGCAAGCTACTGGGCAGATTGTGGAGACACCTACTGATACAGGCAGTTTTGTATCAGTGGCACAGGTGGCACTCCGTGCTGACAGGGATAGTGTCATGAACGCTATTTCAAATATCCTTGCCAGAACCATTTTCTCTATTCGTCCCTATTCTGCGAAAATGACAGGTCTTGAAATGGATACTTTCAGATGGGGTGCAATGATGAGGAAACTGTCCATTGCAGACTCTGCATGGCAGGACGATCCTGCATTTGAGTATCCTGTTCTGTTTGACTCTGCCCAGAATCCTGCCAATGGTGATGGTGGGGAAGTAGACCCTTGGAAGATCAAAAAACCGAACATTCTGCAGACCAACTTCTATGGTCAGTCTGTCTACTATGACTCTATGACTATTACTGAGGAACAGTTAGAAACTGCGTTCTCGTCTCCCGATCAGTTGGGGTCTTTCCTCTCCCTGCTGATGACTAACCTCTCTAACAGACTGGAAATGAGTAATGAAAACCTCCGTAGGGGTCTGGTCTGTAATGCCATCGGTGCTCTGTCTGCTGAGAACCAGACTGGACGAGTTATTCACCTGCTCTCTGAGTATAACAGTCTTACGGGTCTGTCTCTTACTGCGACAGATGTGTATAAACCGGATAACTTCAGTGCCTTTACTAAATGGGTCTATGCCCGTATCGCTGAAATCACCGATCTGTTCACTGCTAATAGTCTCAAATTCCAGACTGTTATCTCCGGTAAACCGATTCTCCGTCACACCCCTCTGGAATATCAGCGTGTCTATCTTTATTCTCCGATTCAGAGACAGATTGAATCCCGTGTGATTGCTGATACCTATCATGATAACTATCTGAAATACTCTGATGTAGAAAGTATACCCTACTGGCAGAGCATTGATAGCAAGGACACTGTAAAAGTGACACCCTCCTATGTGGACACCACTGGCACTCTGGTAACTCCCAACTCCCCTGTAACAGTGGAGAATGTCTATGGTCTTATCTTTGACAGGGACTGCATGGGAATGTCCATTCTGGATCGTAGGGTACTCTCTACCCGTGTTAATGAAGCAGGTCTCTACAGGAACATTCATGTACACGCTCGTCAGCGTGTTGTGTTCGATAACACTGAAAAGTGTGCTCTGCTCCTGCTTAACTAACTCACAACTCCTGCCAACCTTCTAGCGTTTCTTCATTGGCAGGTTTCCCCTTCCTAGGGATAGTTGCCCGATTGCCCCGTCTGGTAACTATCCCTTCTTTTATAAGGAGTGATTAAATATGGCATTACAGGTAACGCTATACAATTTCTCTAAAAGGGAGAATAGTACTAAAACCCCACTGACCAGTGATACAACTGCTCTCAATCTGAGAAATGTAAATATAAAGCAGGAGTGTTCATTTATTGAACCAACTCTGCTATTCTCACCAGATATTCAAGAGGGCATTGAATTTAATCCTGCACAGTTTAACTATGTTTTTATACCACTCTGGCAAAGATACTATTTTATAACAGACTGGGTGTTTCTAAATTCAGTATGGGAGTGCAGATTGAAAGTAGATGTAATGGGAAGTTTCAAATCTGCTATAGGTGACACCTCGGCGTATGTGATACGTTCTTCAAGCAACTTCAATACTGATATTATAGATACCTTCTATCCTGCCACATCAAATGTACAGATCAGCCGGCAGAGAATGGAGTCGGAGATATATAGGAGTGCTTTCGAGTCTGGGTGTTTTGTGATAGGTATCATTAATAATGATAACGCTATCAGTCCGAGAATAGGTTCTGTCTGTTATTACGCACTGAATCAAGCAAATATGCAAAATCTAATGGCGTATCTTTTCAGTGGTAACATTTACGGAGCATCTAACATTGAGGAAATTGGAGAGGGTCTGTATAAATCGCTATTCGATCCTTTCCAATATATTGTATCGTGTATGTGGTTTCCGTTTCCTGTCACTGTTCCTGCAGGGTCTGGCGCTACTCAAGTAACAGTGAAAGTTGGATACTGGACAATAACAACTTGCCAAGGTTATCCGGTGAAAGAGATTAATCTTGAGTTTGGTTTTCATTCTGAAAGTGAAATTGGTCATCACCCTCAGCAGTCTACCAGAGGTAATTATCTGGATAAAGCCCCATATACTCGTCTTACCTTGTACTATCCACCCTTTGGAGAAATTCCCATTGATACTGAGTATATGAGATTTTATGGGAGTGGAGAATCCAACTGGTTATACGGAAAAGTATATCTGGATTTTATTACCGGATATGCTGATTTGCGTATGTCTATCACAAACGGATACGACACAAGTAGCACAGGTCATGCAGACCCTTACTATACAATGTCTCAAAGAACTAGTATGGTAGGTGTTCCCATTCAACTTTCTAAAATCATGACTGATTATGTATCACTGGCACAGAATGGAGTTAGTGCGGTTAGCAATCTCTTTTCTGGTAATATTTCCGGAGTGTTTTCTAGTATCATATCCGGAGTTGCTAATTCATTCCCCAAAACAGGATCAATAGGTTCTAACGGATCATTTATTGAACTGAGTGAACCACCGTATCTGATAAAAGAATATTATTTGTTAGCAGATGAAAACAGAGCAGAGTTCGGCAGACCCCTCTGCCAAGTAAAAACACTATCTTCTTTATCTGGGTTTATCCAGTGTGCGGAAGCAGATCACCCATTTGCCTGTACTGATTATGAACGCAGAGAGATTAACAATCATTTGCGTAATGGGTTCTTCTATGAGTGAGGTATGCCATGTCTGCAGAATTATATGACGGATGGTATATATCAGCAAATCAGTATGATGTCGGCCCATCTTCTGGGAACGCTACTTCATATCAGAAACATAACGCAGATTTAATCTATAATACGCTCTCAGCATTGGGTTGGACAACTAACGCCATAGCAGGTACAGTTGGAAATATAATGTATGAAAGTTGTATATGTCCTGCCTGTTCTTATCCCTCAATAGGCAGTACCATAGCAACAATAGGAAATACATATGCTGAGAACTACCCAGATAATGCCTATGGTCTCTTACAGTGGAAGGGCAGAGGATCAGTTGACCCAGATAATAACCAGTTAGTTGGATACGCAATGCGGTATGGGTATCAATGGTATTCTGGTGTCATTCAGATGAACCGACTAACATGGGAATTTCAAGCACCTGCTAAATTTCATCCCCAGACAGTTGATGGAGTGTACTACACATTCTCGTCATATGCTTCCTCCACTGAATCAGCCGAAACACTTGCTAAAGTGTGGATGGTATGTTATGAGGGCACATACTCTGTACTTGATACCAGAAAAGCTAATGCCTCTTATTGGTACGATTATTTTTCTGGCACTCCACCCACTCCACCAACTCCAACAGGTTGGATTAGTGGTTCAGATTTTGCTGATCTGGCAACTGCCTATGATCCTGCTATTACGGGTATCAATATCCCATACAATGAAAAAGACTGTATTGGATATGTAAATATGGTATGGCGGGATATTCCCATTGTAGATAGCAATAACTATTCACTTCCCAACGGAACTAATACTCTCTGGAGACGGAACATTTCACCATACCCGTCACAGACCTATAACACAACCTCACCGGATAACCAGAATCCAACACCTGTATTATGGTATAAGGGGACAATAGCAGACTATCTATCGGAACATTCTGACCTGCCAGTGGGGTGCTTGTTATTTCATCAAATTGCAGATGATGGACATCCACCCATTCCATCTCAATACGCAGGTGATGGAATCGGTAACTTTGTTCATGTGGGCATTTACATAGGCAATCTACAGGTAATGCAATCTGGAGGTAGAGACAGTAGCACTGTAACAGGTGGTGGAGTGCATAGAACTACATACTCTAGTTTAACATCTTCAGCATTTACACTGGCATGGAATTATCTAGCCTATGTATGTTATGTTGACACCTCTGGAGATACTCCAGTTCCTCCAGAACCTCCAGAACCTTCTGAATTGCCTAACTGGTTTCTATTGTGGTATACTAACAAAAGGAAAGGAGTGACCAAACGTGCCAAACGAATCTGTTAATAATTCTGCACCTTTTGACTATAAAACCCTAAACCTGTATAACGCTAACAGGTCACCTTCTACTGTTCACGTAAAAAATACCAGACTCCGTAGATACTTTAGAAAGTATTTATTTCAAAAAGCAATATCAGTATTTAAATGGAATATCCCAGAAGAATGGGACAGAGATTATTTTCTGTACACCCTGTATGGGATGGGATATATTGCGGTTATAGATACAGATCAGTATGGAGTTATTTGTCAACATGGGGCATTAGGTGGTTATAATCTGTATTATAGACCCTCATATATCATTATCACCAACCCTCTGATTAGAGGAACAATCACCGCCAACATTAACAAAGATTGTGCATTAATTAAACTCATGCCAGACTATTCCGGTATTATGGACTTAGTCGGATACTATGCAGATCAGATGGCATTGTGCGCTGAGTCACTGGGTATTAACATTCTCAATGTAAAGTCTGGTACAGTTTTCGGAGCGAAAGACAAAGCACAGGCAGAATCGTTTAAGAAAATGTTTGACGCACTCTCAGACGGTGATCCTGCAGTGGTCATTGGTAGACAACTGTTAGACGAACAGAATAAACCGATCTGGTTTCCTTTTACACAGCATATCAAAGAGAGTTATGTTGCTACCGATCTTCTGTCAGATATGCGTAAAATTGAAGCAATGTTTGATACTGATATCGGTATTCCTAACGCAAACACAGACAAACGAGAAAGACTGATTACAGATGAAGTTAATGCTAATAATGCTGAAACTGCTACAAGATGTGAACTTTGGCTAGAATCTATTAAAAAAGGTGTAGACCTAGCAAACTCCATGTATGGTCTTAAAATCTCAGTTGACTGGAGAGTTAAACCGAACACGGAAGAGGTGACAGAAAATGTCCAGAGGTGAGAGAGTTTCTATTCTAGGTCTGTATAATTATAACCCTCGCATTTTTAACATGATGGTATATCCAGATGGTATGACCTCTGCGGAAAAAGAAATTGTACGAGACAACATACTTCTGGAATGTTCCGATCTGGAACTTCTCTACCCGTCTTGGGAATCTATGCAGATAATGATAAAATTGTGGAGTCAGATTGAAAAACCCGTATGGAACAGAATCTATAAAGCATCCAAACTGGAATATAATCCCATTGATAACTATAATCGGACAGAGAAAGAGACCATTTCCACTGATAGAACCGAAACCCATTCTGGTGAGGATAAAAGCACCGCAAGCGGTACGGATACCACAACACAATCTGGTACTGATACACTGTCCAGTTCTGGCACTGATACAAAATCAAATTCTTACAGTACAAACACAGTAACAGAAAACGATACTCAAGATAAAGTTTCTGGTGCAGATGTAAAGACTAGTAGCAATACCAGTTACAATTCCATGCAGTTACTAGTACATGACCAAGAGGAAATTTCTCACAACACTACAACCAAACATACCGGAGAAACCTCTGTTAATGATGGTGGTACTGGGTCAGAGAAAATCGAATACGGAAAGCAGGATAGCACCTCTTATGGGAAAACTGATACTATAACACATGGAAAAGTAGACACTCTCAAACATGGTGAAAAAATAGACCATGACGAAGATACTACAAGAGAAGTTCACGCATATGGTAATATCGGTGTCACAACTACTCAGAGAATGTTAGAACAGGAAATTGATATTGCTCCCCGTTTAAATATTATGAAAGTTATGGTAGAATCATTCAAGGAGAGGTTTTGTCTCCTAGTTTATTGAGAGGTGAAAGAGTATGGCATTATTTGAAAATTTCCCGTATACCAACCTCCATGAATTGAATCTGGACTGGCTGATTGACGAACTGAAAAAAGTAAAAGAGTCCTCTGTCATGTCTGTTAACGGACAGACAGGTGATGTAATTCTCTATGAAGCACCCACAGTATATCTTCCAGAAGTTACCACTAACCAGTGGGAAATAATCCGCAGTACAGACGGAGTAACAGTAGGTATTTATTTTAAGAAAGATGGTACTGCTTATATCACAAGAGAAAGCAATCTGGATAAAATCTATACCGCAAGCAATCCACCACCCTATCCGGTTACCAGTGTAAACGGACAGACAGGTGATGTAATTATCTTTTCTGAGCAGTATATCCAGTTGCCCACTCTCACCGATCAGCAGTTAACAAACTGGAATATTTATCGGACAGTAAATGGTATTCTCTCTGGTATTCAGTTTGATGGTGCAGGTAATGCGTATGTAATGGATGGGTCAAACGGAAGATATAAAATCTGGGACAACCACAACTCTCCGAACTGGGAAAATAGGGCAATAACCCTCCCTTCTGTTACGGGTGCAAATGACACATGGTATATGTCCAGAATAATTAATGGTAAAGAAATGGGCATTGCGTTTGATAAATCCGGTTGGGCATGGATAATTAATGGAAATGAATATCTTCCTATCTATACCAACGGGTTTAACGAACCCTCTGATTTTAACGTGCCAACTGACGCTATTCTGGAAATCAAAGAAGAGTTGGCAACTGGTAACAGGTGGGGTCTTGTAAGAACAGTCAACAGTCAAATAGCAGGAATTGTCTTTATTAAGAATGGTAGCACAGGTAAATACGAAGCCTATACAACTTCTGATAATGGGACAACTGTACAAAAACTTCTCACTACAGATGATATTCCCTCGTCTACTGGTGTTATTTCTGTTAATGGAATGACTGGTGTTGTTTCACTTGATGGAACACAGATTGCTATTGCACCCAATGACTCAAACAATATCAAACAGTATATTGACACTAGTGTTAATAATGTACTATATCAGATGAGATCAAAAGCAGAAGCAGGAACAGTTGCATATTATAACCAAGGTGGTTTAATTGCCAGTAGAAGCTATACAACTGGTGATTATATTATCGCAGAAGGAACACTGTTCAAGGCACTGCATAACATCAATAATGGTGCAACTATGATACCGGATACCGATATACAAACTATTATCGGTGGTCTGGGAAATGACCTTGTTACAAATTATCTTACTAAGCAGTCAGTAGCCAATCCTGTAGAACAGTGGAATGATAGCAATGTTGACTCTA